CCAATAGAGGGCTTACCATGCGTCTATCATAAAACACATGGAACCACTCAGTAAGGACCTGCTTAACCACACAAAACCGATCCGACTCTATTTAAATCAATAAACTCCAGCTTAAAATAGAGAATATATGAATACTTTCTCCATAACTCACTTCAACTGCCTTAGAATCAAATGTTCAATGAGAAACTTTTCTTGCATATCGAACACGAGTAACTTGCGTTCTGGATATTGCACATTTAATGCCACCCAACTTTGAATAACCAATCGAAAAATAGTTAAAGATACTTTTCAATTACCGCATTTAAAACGAACCACCACTATTAAATGCCACATTCCACATTTTTCTGACAGTAGCATTTTTCAATTTTCATTCTGGTTATCTATCGCATAATTCGAGATTCGACACTCATCCAACTTAAGTATATCTTCTACTAACGGATAATTCCACGTGTTGAGTGCTGGAAAAACCATTCGAATAGTTCGCCAACAGGATGATTATTTAACCTCTCTTTTAACATAGCCTTCGCTTCATGTAACGATAGTGATTTATTGTAAAGTATATCGTAACAACCTTTTATTAACCTCTGTTCGCTCTGACCCGACCCGGTAAAATATCTGGATGTGGTGTCTATTCCATTGGGTTCAGCATAGTTACCGCTAGCATAAACAAATGGGGGAATATCCTGAGTTACACCTGAGTGATGCCCAACATTTGCATATGCACCTAATACACAGAATTGATGGATTGCGCACATGAACCCGACCACAGTACCATCACCCAGTGCAACATGTCCTGCCAGGCCGCTGTTATCACCAATGTGCGTACTATTACCAATGATGCAGTCATGCCCAATGTGAACGTTATTCAGGAGGGTATTATCGTCACCTATTATAGTGTAATTATTATCTTGCGCCGTGCCTCGATGGATTGTTGCATTGTTACCAATATTGTTACGACTCCCTATAATTAGCCTGGTTGGCTCATTTTTATATTTTAGATCTTGATTCACTTCACCTATCGATGAAAACTGTCCAATGTGATTATCAGACCCGATAACTGTAAATCCATTTATAACGGAATGGGACCCTATAATAGTTCCCTCACCAATAACAACACCCGCAGAAATAATACAAAATGGCCCGATATTGACATGTGCATTGATCACTGCACCTGGTGCTATGATACTGCTACTCGAAACGCGTGCAGTAGAAGAGATCGTCATTTATATTTCCTGATAGCAAGGATGCTTATTGTTCAAAAAACATTACGTTGGCTACCGTTCTGGAACAGCCACAAGGCAGCACTAACAGTTTTATTAAGCTACAGAATACTCGTAATATCGTTACGTAGCGAATGTCTTGGCAAAAGTAGTTTCTGCTATAACTTGGCTATTCAAGCACTTTAAATACTATCATAATGAAAAACAAGGCCACCACCAGCAATTATTAGAAAATAGAACTATTTCCAAGATCATCAGCTACCAGCTCCTCAATATATTTTTTATCAGCACGACTGAATGCCAGCAACTCACGCTGTGGATACTGAACATCCTGACTTATCGAGGTTGGCCTGAAGTAGTGGAAGCAGCGCACGCTTTCGCCGTCGAGCTCGTCGGAAGGAACATCCGCGAGCGTGGCGTGACCGGCGTCGAGCTGCAGGTCGCGCCAGTCGCGCAGCTCCGCATTTGTTTCCGCGATGGCGGTCTTTATCGCCCGGCGCAGACGCACAGGGGAAACGGTCTGCTCGAGTCGCATTTCTTCGCGCACGCGCTTCGGGTCTACGTCTGGAAAAAAGCCCGTATTTTTAATCACCGGCTCACTCTCGCACGGTGGCGGTATCACCACGCCCGGCACGTCCTGCGGCGTTGTTTTGGGCTCAATAATCAGTGTCGTCATGACAACCTCGGGAAATAGGTGGGCGGTGGACGCCGGTCGCCGTCAGGGTAATCAATACCCGCATTGACCGGCGTGCCGCCCGGCTCGGGGAGCGTTCGGTTAACCTGCGACTTTTGCCGCCTTTGGTGGTCGCCCGCGCCGTGCCGCCGGTTTAGCAGCAGGCTTGCGCGTGCGGGGTTTGTTCGTTTTCGGTGCGGGTTCTGGTTTCGGCTTGAGCTGGCGCTCAAGCTGTTCGATATCCTTTTTCACGCCGATAGTTCGCTCTAACTGGATCGCACGCTGCAGGTGCGCCAGCGCCTCGGGCAGCTCCCCTGCGTCACGCAGCAGGTAGCCGGTGATTTTGTGCAGCTTCGCGCGCACGATATCGGGCATATCTGCACGCTCAGTCAGTGCGAGGGTATCGAGCAGCAGCGCCAGCTCAGGTGACTGTTTTGCGTCACGCAGACGCTGTGCGGCAAGCGCCACCTCTTCGGCCAGCAGATACGGCGTGGTGCGGCGATGACCGCCGACCGGCATCGTGAGTCCCCAGGCCATCGCATATCGGGCAATTTCCAGCGCACCGGCGATATCATCCGCATCGAGACGCCAGAGCATGACAGTCATGACAATGTCATCCTGTGCGCCCTTGCCATTCGCAAGGACACCCGCCACCCACGGCAGATAGAACGGCAGCAGCTCGCGCTTTTTATCTGCCTTGCGCTCTTTGGATCGGATTTGTTTTAACGTGCGAGAGTCTGCGGCCAGCTTAACGAGCATCTGCTCATAGGCAGTTGCATTGCGCAGCGGAGCAGCAGCCCGCCGCGCGGTTTCAGAGGCCGAGACCCGCATCATGTGAAGCGCTGCGGGGCTCGTCATGGCTTACTCTCCGCCGTTATCGTCAGCAGGTGCCGCGAATTTGCCGAGGGTGATGTTTTCAATCAGACAACCGGCGGCGTAAGCCTCGACCACATAATCAATATTCATTGATTCGTAGTTTTCGATGCGGTCTTTCTTCGGCTCCTCGATGATGGCGCGGCGGTGCGCGTCGTCCATGAAGTAAATCGACAGGTTATCGAGGCGCGTCACCATCAGCGCATTCGCCGGGAAGTACGGAACGCGCACGGCAGGCAGGTTGCCGATGCGTTTCTGGCTGATGATGATGTCAGCGGCCAGCGACTCGCTGTTTTCCTGCGTCTTGTTGACGATCGGGAAATATTTATCTGCGAGCAGCTTGCGCCCGGTAATGACAACGAGCTCCGGGTCATCCTGATAAATCTCGTCAATCAGGTTGGTCGTGGAATCCATCACCAGCGCATCGAGGTTTTGATAGTCGCCGTTCTCCCCCACGCGGATCACATCGGAAATGACCTTGCCGTCTGCGTCGGTGATTTTTGACATCACGCGCGCTGGCGCTTCCTTACGGTATTTCTGCAGCCAGCCCACCGCCACATCCTGCAGCATCGGATGGCTTGCGCGGTTGGAGGTTTCCGCGCGCTCAATGCCGTTGAAACCGGCCATGATGAAATCGAGCGACTGGCGCTTGATAATCGCGTCACGGATACGGGTCTGGAAGTCCTGGAATCGCGCCCACAGGTCGAGCTGCTTGTAACGGATATGGAAATCAAAGTTGATTTGCGCGCATTCGTATTTGTTGGATTCCAGCGCCGTAAAATCGGCGGTCTTGCGCTCGTTATCACCGGCAGTATCAGCGGTGCTCGCAATCGTGCCGTTGACACCCACCCCGACTTTTTCGCCTTTCAGCTCATCGACCGGGACGATATTGATTTTGGTCAGAAACGCGGATGACACCTGCAGGGTATTCATCAGGGTTTGCGTCACCGACGGCTCGACGGTGAATTTCTTCGCCACGTCGTCGGTGCCGACGCCGTTCAGCTCCGCAACGCGGGACAGGTAAGCATTAAATTTAAAGCGGGTTTCTTTACGCATTGTTATTCCTGTTTTCTAAAAATGGGGTTTCAGGCCGGGCAGCGCCCGGCGCGTTATCAGCAGTTGGTCAGCAGCTCGTCGCCCGTCCCGCCTTTCGACTTCTCGCGGCGCGGCTGGCTATGGCTTTCGGTGTTATCGAGGGCGCTTTTTAGCGAGGTAAATGCCTGCGTGCTTTCTTCGGTCTTGCGGGTCACATCCTGCTTAAACTTCGCGAACGCGGTTTCCAGTTCAGTGACGCGGCTGTCGCTGGCGGTGAGGCTGGTCTGCACCAGTTCAGAGACTTCCGTCACCGCCTCATGCACGTCAGCAAAACGCGCGTCGTCGCTGACCTGCTTGCGGCTGAAAATGGCCTTGACCTTGTCGGTCAGGCTGTTGAACATGGTGTCGGGGACATCTTCAAATTCCAGCTCAGCCAGCGTGGCAACGGAAAACAGATCGTCAGGCTGGTCTTTTTTACCGGCGAGCGGGTTCTGCGTGGCACGGCTGCAGAATTCGAGGTATTCGGTGCCGAGACTTGCCGGGTCATCGGTAACGGCGAGGCCAATCAGGTAACACTTGCCGCTATTTGAGAAATTCGGGCGAATTTCCATGGAGGTGTAAACCTTCTGACCGGCACGCACCATGCTCACCAGCTCGTCGAGCGGGGCGATTTTGCCAAACAGCGCTTTTTTGCCGTTCAGTGCAGAGTCATCGCTGATGATTTCCGCTTTGACTTCCGTCACATCGCCATAGCGCTTAAACGGGCTGTCAGGCCAGAGACTTTTGATATGTTCCAGATTGATGCGACAGCCATAGACACGCGGGTCAAAGGTGTCCGCCATGTCCTGAATGTCATCGCCGTTAATCACGCGGCCATCGCAGGTGTCACCCTCGACGCCAATGCGAAACCATTTAGAAACTTTCTTTGCCATTGTTCAGGTGTCCTGATGTTGGGTTTTCGGTTCGGGCTTAGTTTCCCGACTCCGCCCCGCATCAGCCACCGCTTGCAGAAGTGCGACCCCTGACACAACAGGGGTTTAGCGAATACACGCAATGATTTCCTTAGCCTTGCCCCGTATTCACCGACACGAGGCAACCATGACCATTTCGACTGACCTCTCCCTTTTGCATGACCCGAGACGACAGGCGCGTCTGTTGTTCTGGCAGGGATTTTCTGTGCCGCAAATCGCCGACACGCTGCAGGTGAAGCGCCCGACAGTGCAGAGCTGGAAGCAGCGCGACGGATGGGAGGAAACTGCGCCGCTCAACCGCGTGGAAACGACGCTTGAGGCGCGGCTGATTCAGCTCTACGCAAAGCCCGACCTGACGGCGCATGACTTTAAAGTCGCTGATTTTCTGTCGCGGCAGATGGAACGGCTGGCGCGTATCAACCGCTACGACCAGACCGGTAATGAAGTGGATTTAAATCCCAACATTGCGAGTCGCAACAAAGGGGATCGCAAAAAGCCGAGACGCAATTTCTTTAGCGACGAGGCTATCGAAAAGCTGGAAGATATTTTCCTCGACCAGTCGTTTGAGTATCAGCTCAACTGGCACAGGGCAGGCATCGCGCACCGTATTCGCCACATCCTCAAATCGCGCCAGATTGGCGCAACGTTCTACTTTGCGCGCGAGTCCCTCCTGCGCGCGCTGAAAACCGGGCAAAACCAGATATTTTTGTCAGCCAGTAAGACGCAGGCGTATGTGTTCCGCAAATACATCATCGCCTTTGCGCGGCTGGTCGACGTTGACCTGTCGGGCGATCCGATTGTCATCGGTAATAACGGCGCAGAGCTGATTTTCCTCGGGACCAACTCCAACACCGCGCAGAGTCACAACGGCGACCTGTACGTCGATGAAATTTTCTGGATACCTAATTTCCAGCGCCTGCGAAAAGTGGCGTCAGGAATGGCGTCACAGTCGCACCTGCGCACCACCTATTTCTCGACCCCGTCCACGCTGGCGCACGGGGCTTATCCGTTCTGGTCAGGCGAGCTGTTTAACCGGGGGCGCAGCAACCGCGACGAACGGGTCGACATCGATATCAGCCACAAGGCGCTCGCCGGTGGCGTGCTGTGCCCGGATGGTCAGTGGCGGCAGATTGTCACTATCGAGGACGCGCTCGCCGGGGGCTGCACCCTGTTCAATCTGGATCAGCTGAAACAGGAAAACAGCGCCGACGATTTCCGCAATCTCTTTATGTGTGAGTTTGTCGACGACAAAGCGTCGGTATTCCCGTTCGAGGAGCTGCAGCGCTGCATGGTCGATGCGATGGAAGAATGGGAGGACTTCGAACAATTTGCCGACCGTCCGTTTAACTGGCGTCCGGTCTGGATTGGCTATGACCCGTCACACACCGGCGACAGCGCAGGCTGTGCGGTACTGGCTCCGCCACTGGTTGCCGGTGGCAAGTTCCGCATCCTTGAGCGTCACCAGTGGAAAGGAATGGATTTTGCGGCGCAGGCGGAGGCCATCAGGTCGCTCACCGAAAAATACACCGTCGACTATATCGGCATCGATGCGACCGGCATCGGCCAGGGTGTTTACCAGCTCGTGCGCTCATTCTTCCCGGCGGCGCGCGCCATCCGTTACACGCCTGAAATGAAAACCGCGATGGTGCTCAAAGCCAAAGACACCATCCGACGCGGGTGTCTGGAATACGACGCCGGTGCAACTGACATCACGCAGTCGTTTATGGCCATTCGAAAAACCATGACCAGCAGCGGGCGCAGCTCGACCTATGAAGCGAGTCGCAGCGAGGAAGCCAGCCACGCGGATATCGCGTGGGCGACCATGCACGCACTGTTAAACGAACCGCTTTCCGCCGGGAGCGGGATGCACTCCAATTCAATTCTGGAAATTTACTAAGATGAAAAAACGACAGAAAAAACCAGCCGCAATGAGCGCACCGCAAAAAATGGAGGCTTTCACCTTTGGTGAGCCCTCCCCTGTTCTGGATCGCCGTGACATTCTTGATTATGTCGAGTGTATTCATAACGGTAAGTGGTACGAGCCGCCGGTCAACTTCTCGGGGCTGGCGAAAAGCCTGCGCGCCGCCGTACATCACAGCTCACCGATTTACGTCAAACGTAACATTCTGGCGAGCACCTACATCCCACACCCGTTATTGTCGCGTCAGGATTTTAGCCGCCTTGTGCTCGATTATCTGGTCTTTGCCAACGGCTATCTTGAAAAACGCATGAGCGTCACCGGCCAGCTTTTAAAGCTGGAAACCTCCCCGGCCAAATACACCCGACGTGGCGTCGAGGATGACGTTTACTGGTACGTGTCGAGCTTCACACACCCGCACGAATTTGCGCCCGGCTCGGTGTTCCACCTGCTGGAGCCCGATATTAATCAGGAGCTTTACGGGATGCCGGAATACCTGAGCGCACTTAATTCCGCCTGGCTGAATGAATCCGCCACGCTGTTTCGTCGCAAGTATTACCAGAACGGCGCGCACGCGGGTTACATCATGTACGTCACCGACGCAGCGCAAAGCAGCACCGACGTCGAATCGCTGCGTGATGCGATGCGCAACTCAAAGGGACTCGGGAATTTTAAAAATCTGTTTTTCTACGCGCCCAACGGAAAACCGGACGGCATTAAGATCGTGCCGCTGAGTGAGGTCGCCACCAAGGATGACTTTTTCAATATCAAAAAGGTGAGCGCCACTGACCTGCTCGATGCGCACCGCGTGCCGTTCCAGTTGATGGGCGGCAAGCCTGAGAATATCGGCTCGATGGGTGATGTTGAGAAAGTGGCACGAGTGTTTGTGCGTAACGAACTGACGCCACTGCAGGAGCGTTTTAAAGAGATTAACGACTGGCTCGGAATGGAGGTTATCCGCTTCAAAGATTACGTCCTCGACAACTGATGCTAAGCCGCCATTAAGGCGGCTTTGATTCAACTAGCCTTTGGAGGATTTAGGATCATCTTTTCTTTGGTAAGTTCTTTCTTCTTGGATCTTACCGTCCACATTATGAATTTTGACTGACGCTTTTTTGTCAGACATAAACTCTTGGGTCTGCTTGATCATTTCGGCTTTCGTGTCAGCCGTTTTACTAGGCTTGGTATTCCCTTCTTTCTGCAATTTCCACTTATCACCGTCTTTAGTAATGTGATAATTGTCCATCAATGACCTCCAACCGTTAGTTAGACAAAGGGCTTGTTGACTGGATTTTATCCAAAGCGAAACGGCAGATTTGTGAAAGGGATCTCATCCTAAATTAATCATGTACGCCACTCTGGCGCGCAATGCTTTCCCCGCCACGCCTGCCCGCTTCATGGGGCGCTTTTGATGCAGGTGCATCAGTTTGCCTGAGCCGCGCCAGCACTGGCGCTAGATGGCAAATATCGATATCAATAATAAATGCAAATTCATGCAGCTAAGAAACGCACGTCCCTAAAAGCACTGAATTCATCAAGAAAAATGCCATATTCAGAGCACCTTTTTTACTGATATAGTTTTAGCATTAGCATGAAAATTTTGCAGGTACCCCCATTGAAAGATATGAATCCCAAAGGTAATGCTTCAAGGGTTTGCGCAGCATTCGGATACTATCCATACGCAATAGACATAGAGGATCAACGTTTTAGCGTGAAGACTTCACCAAGTTTGCATCAATCAATAGTTGATGTTAACAGTCATCCAAATGTAGTCAAAGATTGGATTTACCCTGGAGCAAAACAGGTGCATATCATGGCGAATGGAATAAAATCTATGCCATATAACACCAGGGTGTTTGGTTTACCAAAAACACATTACCTCCAGTTAAATGGCAAGTGGAGCTCCGATGGCTTAAATTTCGTTATATGGTGCTTATCATTTTTCATGGGTATTAGGCTTACAACTACTGACGCAGGTTTTCTCGATGCTGCATCAATTAAACCTAATAAGCTAGTCGACTTTGTAATGACACCTGCTAATACTCGAAGCATCATAAACATATCTCTGGATTTCATTGAAGATAAAAAAAATCATCATGCAATTCCACGCTTACCAGCTGTTGTGCATGCTTTATTTCTATCTCAGTACCCCCAAGCTATGGGTTTTGAGAGATTTCAATACTTGTATATGGCAATTGATGGATGCTTTAAAATCTTATGGGAAGGAAGCCCTCGCGTAGATCGTCAACCAAGACACTCAGAGCGAATTGAATGGATGTGTAGCGAACTATGTATGCCCGTACCATTTTGGTCTACAGGAAAAGAGGGTATTGCCTCTCTTAGAAATGATAATTTCCATGAGGCTATTTTCTTTGGTCAACCATTAGGCTTCTCCAGCTTTAAAGGTGCTAACCAGCACAATCTACCCACTAATTTAATTGTACAGATGGAGGCATTGGTATGCAGACTCCTTGTCGCAATTTTGGGCGTCAAAGACCAAACCTATATCACATCAGCTATTGACTCACGGGAATATGTACCCTTAATCCTCACCTAAAAAAATAAGTCTTTGCCCCTGAGTATTCAGATTCTAAGTGAATGACTACACTCAAACCATTTTCCCGTTTGATTCCCTTGTCTTTAACCAAATGCCTTCACTCAAAACTCGGCCATCCATCAGTGGCCGGGTAATGGAATTTTTTATCCCCATAAATCACAGTTGCTCCGCGCGCCAGCGCGTCGAGCTCCCACCGTTCCGGGGTAATACCTTCCTGAGCCAAATCGAAGCGAATTTTTGGTATGCGCTCGCGTTCTGCTTTGGTCATCCGGGCTGATGGCGCTTGTTCTGCAGGTTTAAGGGGCGCTGCGTTTCTTTGCTGGCGATTTTTGCGCGGCGCGCCGTCTTTTGAGGCTGCTCTGAGCACCCTCATCACTTCGGGGTCATCCCATCCGATGACCCCTTTATCAATCAGATTTAACACCGCTGCGGCTTGCTCAGACGGTGTGGGTGTCATAACTGGATCACCACTGGCGGTGAGCTTTCCACAGTTATTGACAGGACTCCGAGGCGCGGCAGAGCCGCTTTTTAAGGTCAAAGGCTCAACGGCCAAAACCTTTGGAACGATGCGCCAGTCTGCGGATCGCGTCACATGGATATGACCTGCGCCGAGGTGAGGGGCATAAATACCGACCACTCTCTCAATATCTTCCTCGTATTCGTTGACCTCATCCGCCAACTTACGAGCGACCCTGACGGCCTGAGCATCACGCGGCATATTTGCACCGCCTTGCGCGATGATATACAGGTCAAAATCGCCCTTATCTGCAGCTGCGCGCGCAGCTTCGACACGGTCGTCAAACTCGCTGGCGATACTCACCCCGCGCGGCAGTTTGCGCAGTTCGCGGTAAGCGCCCATTGTCGGGAGGCCAATCGGTTTAAACTGAGGGATGCGCCATGTTGACGCCCATGCGGTCACGGCTGCAGCCGTGTCTTTCAGTGGCTTGCCGGTGTCGTGGTCGAGCTGGCCGTCGAGCGCATAGCCGTCGATATTTTTGGCAATGTATTTGGCGATGTAACCCGCTGCACCGCCCTGATTAAGGTGACGTGACTCAAAGCGCTGTTTTGCCGCGCCCTTTTCGTGTCCGTCCTCTTTGAGGGCATAACGACGCATAATTTCGTTAATGGCATTACGCTGACCGGGTTTGCAAAACAGCATCATGTGCCAGTGTGGCGTTCCGTCATGGTGCGGCTCGACAACGCGCATCCCGTAAACGTCTAAATCGTTATCTTTGAAAGCGGTGCGTATCAGGCTCCAGATTCGGCAGAGATAGCGCTGGCCGTCTTTGGGGGTGAATGCGTTTTCGTTCCAGCCGTGATTGAGCTGTACCGTCTTGTTTTCGCCCTTGCCGACCTGACGCGTCGGGTGATATTTCGAGGGCGTGGTCAGCGTGATAAACATACCCACGTCACCCACGCTGGCCGCGTAGCGTTCAATCCCGGCGATAGTGTTCATCAGTTCCATGCGGCGAATTTCAGGGTTTGAGATACTCCCCATGACCTTGCTGATGAGATCGATACGTTCGCCGGTGACTTTGTTTTCCAGCTCGCATGATTTGAGGTATTCAAGATTAGCCAGGCGGCGCGCGTGAACATCGCGGATCGCCCTTTTGCTTGCGTAAGGTGAACGGTCTTTATTGACTTCACCGGCAGCGATGAGCAGCGCCTCACACCAGCGCATTCGCTGCGCCTTGAGCTGGTTCACCCACCACTCATCTTTTATCAGACGGGAAATAGCGGAAAACGCCTGTCGGATCGTCATCTGACCCTTACGGTATTTTTTCCTTTGTT